CGACCCGGNGGTGNCGCTGAACTTCGAGAACTTGGAGTTGCTGTGTCAAACGTGTCACAACCTGGAACACCACGAACGGGTGCCGGTGGCCGATGGCCTCCGCTTCACGGCCGACGGCGACATCATTGCCGTGCGCTGACGCCCCCCCGGTCGCGATACGCGGTACCCCGGCCAGGGACCGGCGGCGGGCACCTCCGAAAACCCCGGAANGGTCGCGCACACGAGGGGGTGAAAGTGTGGCTGGGAAAAACGGTGCAGAAGTGATTGATTTTCCGGTCGAAGATAGCCGGACTTCGGCGGCGGAAGAGAAAGCTAAGAAAATTAAGGCCGAGCTGACGAGACTTAAGAAAGTTTTCAAGGATTTGCCGGANGATAAACGCAAGATCGTCGATGGGCTGATCCAAGAGGCTGCGTTTATGCGGGCCACGCTCGAAGAGACGCGGGAGATCATTGACCGCGAGGGGGTCATCGAGCTGTTTGAGCAGGGGGCCCAGCGGTTTCTGCGGGAGCACCCGGCCACTAAGGTCTACGCGTCGCTCATCAACCGCTACTCGGCGGTAGTAAAGCAACTCATCGATCTGCTGCCCGACGGCGACAAGCAGAAGACCGAAGCCGACGAGTTGATGGCGTTCGTGAAGCGCCGGAGCAAGTAGTGAGCGAGAACTACATTCTCGCCTACTGGCACAAGATCCAGTCCGGAGAGGTCGTTGTCTCGAAACGCGTACGGCAGCAGTACGAGAAGCTCGTCGATGAGTTGCACAACCCACGGGATCCGTGGGTTTTTGATTTAGAGGCGGCNAACGCNCCGATTGAGTTCATCGAGCGGTTCTGCCGCCACAGCAAGGGCAAGTGGATCGGGCAGCCNGTGNGGNTGGANCTNTGGCAGAAGGCCATGCTCCAGNCNGTGTTCGGCTTTGTTCACAAGGAGACGGGNTATCGGCGNTGCCGGGAGTTCGTGCTACTCGTTGGCCGCAAGAACGGAAAGTCCACGCTCCTGGCCGGCATCGGATTGTATATGTTGGTGGGCGACGGCGAGGGTGGNGCCGAGACGTACTGCGTGGCAACAAAGAGGGACCAGGCGCGCATCGTTTTTGCCGAAGCCGTCAACATGGTTAGCCAGTCGCCGGCGCTGCGCAAGCACCTGAAGAAGCGCAAGACGGACCTGTACTTTCCGGTGGCTTTCGGGAAGTTCGAGCCGCTGGCGAGTGAGTCGAACAGCCTGGACGGGCTGAATAGCCACTGCGTCATCATCGACGAGCTTCACGCTATCAAGGATCGCAACCTGTATGACGTCATGCGGCAGTCGATGACGGCCAGNACGCAGCCNCTCCTCGCGATGATCACGACGGCNGGCTTCGTCCGGGAGTGCATTTACGACGACATTTACGACTACGCCTGCCGGGTGCTGGACGGCGTGGTCGAGGACGAGCGGTTCTTGGCGTTCCTGTATGAGCTGGATGACCGCTCGGAGTGGGTCGACTTTCGAGCGTGGGAAAAGGCGAATCCGGGGCTTGGCACCATTAAGAGTTACGAGGAGCTGGCGGCTAACGTTGAGAGGGCCAAGAATGACGCCAATTTCTTGCCGACCGTGCTCACGAAAGATTTCAACGTCAGGGAGACGAGCGCCGGTACGTGGCTGACTTTCGAGGAGGCCAACAATGAGGCGACGTTCAGCATGGACGAGCTGCGGGACACCTACGCCATCGGCGGCGTGGACCTTTCGGCCACTACGGACCTGACGGCGGCGGCCATCTTGGTCATGCGTCCTGACGGTCAGCTCTACGCGCTCGTTCAGGGCTTTATGCCCGGCGACACCATCGAGCAGCGGGCTAAGGAGGACAAGGTTCCCTACGACCGCTGGGTCGAGCGGGGCCTGATTACGCCCTGCCCTGGCAACCGCATCGACCATCGGTACGTTACCGACTGGTTCGCCCGGCTCAGAGAAGAGTACGGCATCTCGGCGTTTTGGGTCGGCTACGACAGCTGGAACTCGCCCGCGTGGGTCGAGGACATGGAGAACCGTCTGGGCTACACCAGGAAGGAGAACCTGCTGCCGGTTATCATGGGCGCCAAGACGCTGTCGGCGCCTATGAAGTTGCTTCGGGCTGATTTGGCGGCCAAACGGATTAACTACAACAACAACCCGCTGCTCAAATGGGCGCTGACGAACTTGGCCGTCGAGGTAGACAAGAACGAGAACATCCGGCCCGTGAAGGGCCAGAATAAGCGCCAGCGTATAGATCCGGCCGTGGCTCTGATTATTGCCTATACGGTGCTTCAGCAAAAGCTTGAGGATTACAAGGCACTGATCTGAGGAGGTGACCCGGTGGAACAGCGCAACTGGTTGCAACGGCTATTTGGACGCTTCTTTGGCCGCCGCGCCGGGCTCACCCAGGTGAAAGTCATGGCCGGCTACACGCCCATTTTCACGCCATGGGGCGAACGGCCGTATGAGGCTGACGTTGTCCGGGCTGCGGTGGATGCTATCGCCCGTAACGCGGCCAAGTTGAAAGCGAAACACATTCGCCGAGTCAACGGCGAGGTCATCCACGTCAAGAGCAGCGACATCGAGCGGGTGCTAGCGCTGCGTCCGAATCCGCGAATGTCGGCCTACGACCTGCTTTACAAGCTGGTCACGACGTTGATGCTGGACAACAACGCCTGGGCCTACCCGGTCTGGGAGGGTGGGCGGTTGGCGGCTGTGTACCCGGTCAACTGTGTGTCGGCGGAGCTGCTGGAGGACAGTGCCGGGACGCTCTACGTGAAGTTCTACTTCATGGAGGGCGGCACGGTGGTGCTGCCTTACAGCGACGTTATCCACCTTCGCCGGCACTTTTACAACAACGACTTGCTGGGCAGCCCGAACCAGCCCATCAACGCCACGTTGTCAGCGATCCACACGACAAACGAGGGGCTGGCGCAGGCNGTCAAGACGAGCGCCGCGCTCCGTGGCATCCTCAAGTTCCAAGGGATGCTCAAGGAGAGCGACATCGAGGCCCAGCGCGAGCGGTTCGTCAAGGAGTACCTGACGGTGTCCAATAGCGGCGGGATTGCGGCCCTGGACGCGAAGGCCGAGTACATCCCGCTGAACACCGAGCCAAAGATGGTGAACGCGGCCCAGATGAAGGAGCTTCGGGACGCCGTGTTCAGGTATTTCGGCGTCAACGAGAACATCGTCATGGGNCGCTATACCGAAGACGAGTGGAATGCGTTCTACGAGAGCACCATCGAGCCGCTGGCCGTGCAGATGAGTTTGGAGTTTACCTCCAAGCTCTTTTCGGATCGGGAGATCGGCCACGGCAACGAGATCGTGTTCGAGGCCAACAGGCTACAGTACGCTTCNGTTTCGACGAAGCTGGCCTTGCGAGAAATGGTTGACCGCGGGGCCATGACTCCGAATGAGTGGCGCGAGGTGTTCAACCTGGCTCCGGTTCCGGGTGGCGACCAACCGATTCGACGCCTAGACACCCGGCCTACCAACGAGACGGACGGTGCAGCGCCGTCCAACGAAGGAGGCAATGACGATGCCGCTTCCCAAGCCGAATGACGGCGAGACGAAGGACGAGTTCATCGACCGTTGCATGGCCGACGAGACNATGCAGGAGGAGTTCCCTGACGAGTCGCAGAGGTACGCCGTCTGCCTCGCCCAGTGGGATGAGCGGGCGGCGCGGCCCCAGCGGGAAATCCGCATGGCCGAGCTGCGGGCCATTGAGCCGGCGGGCGATGCTAATGAGATGATTGTCGAAGGTCGGGCCATTGTTTACGAGCGCCCGACCGTTTTGTTTGAGGCTGATGGTGTCCGGTACTACGAGGTTATTGCCCGCGGGGCTCTAGAGGGCGCAGACCTCAAGGACGTGCCGTTCAAGTACAACCACAGCGACAGTGTTATGGTAATGGCCCGCACCCGAAACAGGACATTGGAGTTGATTCCCGACGAACAGGGGCTGTTGGTGCGGGCGAAGCTGGCCAACACGACGGCGGGCCGGGATCTGTACGAACTGATCAAGCGGGGCGACATCGACAAGATGTCTTTTGCCTTCACCGTCGATTATGAGAACGACGGTGACGAGTACGACCGCAAAACCCGCACCCGAACCATCAAGCGCATCAAGAAGATCTGGGATGTAGCCGCGGTGGATACCCCGGCTTACGATACCACTTCAATCTCCGCAAGGAGCTTCTTTGAACTGGAGAGGGAGAAGGAGCGCAAGGCCCTGGAGAGGGCCGAATTGCGAAAGAGATTGATCATCCAAACTTACCTGTGAAATTAAGGAGGTNCAAACATATGTTTGAAAAGCGTTTGAAGGAAATCGAGGAAAGNAANAAAGAGATTCGTGCTTTGCTTGAAAAAGAGGACGACGAAAAACTGAACCTGGAAGAGCTAGAACAGGAATTGCGTGCGCTCGACGAGGAAAAGGAAAGGCTCGAAAAGCGGGCGCAAATCGCAAAAGGCATCCAAGCCGGAACCGTGCCGGCCAATCCGCTCCCAAAGCCCGAAGTGAGAAAAGTCACCTTCGAGGNCATGGAGCGCGATGAAATTCTGTCCACTCCGGAATACCGTTCCGCCTACTTGAAGCGACTGCAAGGGAAGCCGCTGACCGAAGTGGAAGAGCGGGCGTTGACCACGGCGGCAGGAAGCGCGGGCGCAGCCGTGCCGACGCAAACCCTGAACATGATCATCGACAAACTGCGTCAGACCAGCGCTTTGTTCCCGCGCATCAAC